ATTATGGCGGCTAAAAAGCTAAACATGACTGAAGTTCCTGTCATTGAGTTAGCACATTTATCTAAAGAACAACGCAAAGCATTAATTATTGCGGACAATAAACTAGCTTTAAACTCTGATTGGGATTCAAACTTATTAGCTATTGAGCTAAAAGACCTACAAGACTTAGGTTTTGACCTAAACCTTACAGGGTTTAATGCGGATGAGCTTGCCAACATATTACTTCCCGAACAGGTAACTGGATTAACCGATGAGGATGCCATTCCTGATGCCCCTGAAGAGCCAAAAACAAAACCAGGCGACATATATCAATTAGGCAATCATTTATTGATGTGTGGCGATTCTACAAGCTTTGATGCGGTGGAAAAGCTAATAGATGGCCAACTTGTTGATATATTAGTAACAGATCCTCCATATAATGTTGCTTATGAAGGCTCAAATGGATTAAAAATTCAAAATGATGACATGTCTGATGATAAATTCAGGCAATTCTTAGCGGATGCTTTTATATCTGCCAGCGCTGTAATGAAGCCAGGAGCAGTTTTTTATATATGGCACGCAGATATTGAAGGATATAACTTTAGAGGCGCATGTCGAGATGCAGGATTCCAAGTAAGGCAATGCCTAATATGGAATAAAGACAGTCTTGTGATGGGCCGTCAAGATTATCATTGGAAACATGAGCCTTGTTTATATGGATGGAAAGATGGAGCAGCTCATTTATGGGCAGCAGACCGCAAACAATCTACAATTATTCAATGCAAAAAACCCAAAAAGAATGATATTCACCCTACCATGAAGCCTGTTGAATTAATGGAATACCAAATTCTTAATAATACTAAAGGCGCAGATATTGTATTAGATTTGTTTGGTGGCTCAGGATCGACTATGATTGCAGCTGAAAAGTTAGGAAGAAAAGCAAGATTAATGGAACTTGATCCCAAATATTGTGACGTAATAGTCAAGAGATGGGAAGATTTCACAGGTAAGAAGGCAGAGTTATTAAGTGATTGATTTACAACGCTTACTTTTAAACACTTTGGGTCAATAAAAAGATGTTAGAACATATACCTACAGACAAGACTAAAGAGCAAGTATTAAGTGCTTCAGGGCTAGGATTGCCTCAACTGCAAATAGCTGCATTACTTGGCATATCCGATGTAACGCTACGCAAGCATTATGAGAAAGAGCTAGCGGTAGGCAAAGCAACTGCATCGGCTCAAGTGGCTAAATCTTTATATAACAAAGCTGTATCAGGTGACACTACTGCTGCAATATGGTGGACTAAGGCTCAAATGGGCTGGGGTGAAACCAATACCACTAAATTTGGTAATATTGATGGCACGCCACTTGAAGGCATACAAGTCACCTTTGTAAAGTCAGATGGATCAACAACAACTTAAAGATGCCATAGCCAGGGTTCAGTTTCCACAAAAACTAGAATGTTTATTTGAACCTAAAGAATCACGCTATCGCATTTTATACGGTGGCCGAGGCGGTGCAAAATCATGGGGTGTTGCAAGAGCGTTATTGATTAAAGGCGCTAGAAGCCCAATCAGAGTATTGTGCGCTAGAGAGTTTATGACATCTATCAAAGACTCGGTGCATAAATTGTTATCCGATCAAATAGATGACATGGGTTTAGGTGGGTTTTATGAGATAACCCAAAACTCAATCAGGGGACTAAACGGCACAGAGTTTGCTTTTGTAGGATTAAAAAACAATATTGCCAATGTTAAGTCGTTTGAGGGTATTGATATTGCATGGGTTGAGGAAGCGCAGACGGTTTCAAAGACCAGCTGGAATGTGCTGATTCCGACAATTCGTAAAGAACTGTCAGAGATATGGATAACGTTTAACCCTGAATTAGAAACAGACGAAACATATCAAAGGTTTGTGGTCAGCCCGCCTGAACATTCCGTAGTGCAAAGAATTAATTGGAACGACAACCCTTGGTTTCCTGAAACGCTACGCTTGGAAAAGGATGCGCTAAAGAATAGAGATTTACAGGCTTACAATAATGTATGGGAAGGCTTATGCCGACTTACCGTTGATGGCGCTATATTTGCTAATGAGATGAATATGGCGGAGCTATCAGGCAGAATTACAAGAGTGCCTTACGATGCCACCAAACCTGTTCACGCTGTATTCGATTTAGGTTGGGCAGATCACACAGCTATATGGTTTGTGCAATTTATAGGCATGGAAACAAGACTTATTAATTATATGCAGGATACGCAAAAAACTATTACCCATTATTTGCAGGAAATGCAAAAACTAGGTTACTTATACGATACACTACACTTACCACACGATGCAGAGAGCAAAAACATTGCGTCTAATGGTCGTTCTATTAATGACATAGTAAGAGCAGCAGGGTTTAAAACAAACATTTTACCAAGAGTTCCTGTTGTTGATTCTATAAACGCTGCACGAACTATATTCAATAGTTGCTATTTCGATAGAGAAAATTGTGCGGATGGGTTACAATGCTTACGTCATTACCGATATGAAGTAGATACTGACACAGGTCAGTTTAGTAGAAATCCACTCCATGATGTATATTCTCATGGCGCTGACGCATTTCGCTATATAGGTTTAATGATCCAAGACAAAAAAGAACGTAAAGCTCAAAAATTAACTTATAGTCCTGGCGCAAGCTGGATGGGATAAAACATGGCAGACGATAGCATACAACAAAGTGACAATGACCCACGCATAGCTAATGCGATTAAATTCTTACAGTTTGCTAATGAAGCAGACCAAATGAATAGATCAGAAGCGTTAGAAGATTTAAAGTTTGCAGCAGGCGATCAATGGCCTGTTGAAATCCAAAACAGTCGAGTATTAGAAGCTCGCCCATGTCTTACAGTAAACAAAGTTGACGCTTATTGCCGTCAATTAACTAATCAAATGCGCCAACAAAGACCACGCATCAAAGTGCATGGCATGAATAACCAATCAGATGCAAGAATGGCACAAATCTTACAAGGTATATGCCGACACATTGAGAATCATTCCGATGCAGACCAAGCTTATGACAAAGCTGGTGACTTTGCCGTTAGAATGGGTTGGGGTTATTGGCGTATTACTACAGATTATGTGCGTGAAGATTCATTTGACCAAGAAATCTACATCAAAGCTATTGATAATCCTTTTACCGTTTACTTTGATCCTAACTCTGTTATGCCTGACGGTTCAGATGCAGAAACAGTTTTAATTACTACAGTCATATCCAAAGAAAACTTTAAGAAAATGTATCCTAACGCTGAAACTGAACAAGGTTTCACAATGCGAGGAACAGGTGACACTAATCCTGAATGGGTTATGAAAGAGGACATTAGATTAGCTGAATACTTTTACACAGAACGCAAAGCTATTAAAGTTCACTTACTATCAGACGGTTCAAGCGTTAAATCAAGTGACTTACCTCCGCAAGAGGTATTAGACGCAGCAGGCATTACTATTGTTGAATCTCGTGATTCTTTTGAGAAGAAGATTAAAGTATGCAAATTAACTGCTATGGAAGTATTAGAAGAAGGCGAATGGGCAGGTAAATATATTCCTATTGTTCCTGTTTATGGTCAAGAAACTGTGGTTGAGAACAAGAAAAAGAAATTTGGTATTGTTCGCATGGCTAAAGACCCACAAAGAATGTATAACTTTTGGCAAACTTCTCTTACCGAGTCAGTTGCATTAGCACCTAAAGCTAAATGGTTACTTGCTGAAGGTCAAGACGAAGGCCATGAAAATGAATGGGCAATGGCTAACATTAAATCTATGCCTGTTTTGCGTTATAAGCAAAAAGACATCGATGGTCAGCCAGCACCTCCACCACAAAGATTACAACCTGAACCACCACCAGCAGGCATTATGGCTGCGGCTCAATCTATGACTACTGACTTAATGCAAGTGGTAGGTATATTTGATCCAAGCCAATTACCGCAAGGCAATATTTCAGGCAAAGCGTTACAAGGTCAACAACAACAAGTGGACATGACTAACTTCCACTATTATGACAACTTAACTCGTTCTATTCGTCAAACAGGTCGCATTATTCTTGATCTAGTTCCAAAGATTTACGACAGAGAAAGAGTATTGCGTATCATTGGTGACGATGGCAAACCTGAAATTTTAACTATTAATCAATATGGCCAAGACGAAGAAGGTATTGATAAAATTCTTAATGACGTCACAGTAGGTGAATATGATGTTGTTATGGATACAGGCCCAGGTTATAACTCTAAACGCCAAGAAGCAGTTGATTCTATGATGGCTTTATTTGCAGCTGATCCAACATTAATTCAACAAGCTGGTGATCTATTAGTAAGAAACATGGACTTCCCAGGCGCTGAAACGATTGCTGATAGATTAGCCGTAAACAACCCATTAGCTAAAATTGACGATAAGTCTAAAGTGCCACCAAGAATTCAAATGGAATTACAACAATTACAAGCGCAAAACCAACAAGCTCAACAAGCTATACAACAGCTTCAAATGGTTATTCAACAACGTCAAGACATTGAAGGAGTCAAACAAGATGCAGAAACTAAACGTAAACTTATGGATGTCACAGCTAAAGCAAACGATACTGAAATGCGTGAAGAAACTAGCAAGCGCAATACAGACGCTGATAACAACACTAAAATCGAAATTGAATTGCTTAAAGCGCAAATGGCTTTAATTTTAGCTAAGATGAGCGGTTCAAACGCTGACTTAGTAAATGCAGAAACTATTGAAAGAGCCGTTTAAGTAAGAATTGATTAATAAGTAGTTTTATAGTATAAAGCAACAATCTACCAATGGAATCATTGGGTAAAAATCTTGGAGTCATCCATGTCAGAAAAAGAAGCAGGAAGTGTAGTAACTTCTGCCAACGCAGAAGAGTTTTATGCAAACAAATTGGGTTTAGCTGAAGAAGCACCTGCTGAGGCTGTAGTTGAAGAAAAAACCGCAGAGCCGACAGAGGAAGCAACCGATCAGAGTGAACAGCCAATTGAAGAAACAGAAACAAAAGCAACAGAAGAGAAGAAACAAAACCCCAAGCTTGAAAAGAGATTTTCAGAGCTAACAAAGCAACGTGAAGAAGCTCGCAAAGAAGCGGCTAAAGAACGTGATGCTCGTGAAGCTTTAGAGAAAAGAATTTCAGAGCTAGAAGGAAGAGCTGAACCGAAACCTGTAGAGGAAAACGTTAAGCCTTCACCAAGTCAGTTTAATGATGCGTTTGAATACGCTGAAGCATTAGCTGAATGGTCGGCAGAAAATGCCCTTTTGAATAGAGATAAAGCTGAAGCTGAACGCAAAGAACAAGAACAACGCCAAAGCGTTATTAAATCTTGGAATGAGCGATTAGAAACTGTTAAGGC